TGTTGAGGGTGGACAAACAGAACTCAACACAATGTTGTATGTTTCTGGAATTTCCACATACAATGGTGAAGCCAAGTTCAACACTGGCATCATTCCAGATACAGATAAGGGTGCATACATTGGCACCTCTGGAAGAGCATTTAGTCAGGCATATATCAACGACATTACAATTGGTGTTGCCAACACCACTGTAATTGGAACAAGAGCAGGACAACTGTTCTTAACCGCATATGAAAATTTAGTTGTAGTTGATGACAATCTGACCGTTACTGGACTGACCAGTTTCGCAAGTGGCGCAACCATGACTGGTGTGGCCACAATTACTGGGCAATTAGAAGTTGATGACATTGTTATTAATAGCAATGTAATTTCGACAAAATCCAGTACTGGTATCATGTACCTGGATCCTTATCCTGGTGCTCTCAGTGCAGGTGGTATTGTTGTTATCAAGGGTGACTTGCAAATTGATGGTTCAACCATCTCCGAAAATGCAACTACGGTTACGGTTAATGATCCAGTAATCAGACTTGGTGATACAACTTCCGAGAGAACCGTCGAAAGTCAAGTTTCTCTTGGAGCAACAACACTGACACTTGATACAGTTGTTGGTGTTTCTACAAGTGATGTTGTAAGTGGAGCAGGTATTGCAACAAACTCGACAGTTTACTCCGTTAATACGGGAACGAGAGTTGTTACACTCGATAAACCAACATATCAAATTATTGGGGCTGCTTCGACAATTACGTTCTCTCAGGCAAGAGCAGATACGGCCGACAGAGGTGTTGAATATGAATACATTTCTGCTGGACTTGGAACAACTGCTGTAACAAGTCAGGGATACTTCGGTGCTGTTACTAATACAGTATTAGGAAGCACTGGAACAATAACCACAACCGCAAAGTGGACCTATATCCCCAACGCTACACCAACAGGTAATAGTTTCACTGGTGTAAGAGGTTTCCTCGATATCGCTGGTATCTACTATCAACCCAATGGTGAGAATCCTTATGATGGTCCAAATGGTGTTGCATACTTTGATGCCAATGGACTTGTTAAGTCTGGTGTTGCTACAGATAGCGGTATTTCCACTTCAAATTATATCTTGACAACGGGAACTGATGGAATTCCTATCTGGACGGATACGCTTGACGCAGGAACATTCTAAGAGAGGTGAAGAATGGCAAAGCCAACCACAAAACAAGAGTTAATTGATTATTCTCTTAGACAACTCGGTGCTCCTGTACTAGAGATTAACGTTGCAGATGAACAACTGGATGACATCGTTGATGATGCTATTCAGTTCTTCAACGAAAGACATTACAATGGTATTGAGAGAACTTATCTCAAGTACATTGTAAGTCAAGACGATATTGACAGAGGAAGAGCAGGTGGTCCTGGAGCGGCTGGTATTACAACTACCACCGCTTCGGCAACCATCGCCGGAATTTCCTCGACGTTCAACTTTTATGAAAATGGGAACTTTCTACAAGTTCCCGATGCTATCCAAAGTGTAGTAAGAGTTTTCAAATTTGATGCCAGTGTTATTAATTCTGGCATGTTCAGTATTAAGTATCAACTGTTCTTGAATGATCTATACTACTTTAGTAGCGTAGAACTTTTACAATATACGATGGTTCAATCGTATCTTGCAGATATTGATCACATTCTGACACCAGATCGTCATCTAAGGTTTAACGTTAGACAAGGTAGACTCTATCTTGACATGGATTGGGCTGCTGCAACAGCAGGAACATATATTGTTCTTGACTGCTATAGAGCCGTTGATCCTGAAGATTTTACTAAAATATATAATGATAGTTGGTTAAAGAGATACGTCACTTCTCTTATTAAGAGACAGTGGGGTCAAAACTTGATCAAGTTCCAAGGGGTAAAACTGCCTGGAGGAATTGAACTCAATGGTCGTCAATTGTATGACGATGCAGTGACGGAAATCACCAGACTTATGGATGAATTCCAATCTACATACGAACTTCCACCTATGGATGATATTGGATAATGGCACTAAACCCATTTTTTCTTCAGGGCACAGCCAACGAGCAATTCCTAATTCAGGATCTCATCAATGAGCACCTGAAGATTTATGGTGTTGATGTTTACTATCTACCAAGACAGGTAATTAATACAGAGTCAATTCTGAGGGAAATAACAACCTCAGAATTCTCCGATAATTATCTCATTGAAGCGTATGTAAATAACTTTGAAGGATATGGCAAGAATGCTGACATTCTTACAAAGTTTGGAATTAGATCTACAAACGAAATATCTTTAACAATATCCAAAGAAAGATACGATACTTTCATTGGAGAGTTTTTGGAGTCTTTTGATGATTCCGAAATTATTTTGGACCAGAGACCAAGAGAAGGAGATCTTATTTTCTTCCCACTTGGACAAAGACTTTTTGAAATTAAACATGTTGAATTTGAAAATCCATTTTATCAGTTAGGTAAAAACTACATCTACGAATTATCTTGCGAACTCTTCGAATACGAAGACGAGATATTCGATACCAGTGTAGATGAAATTCAAGATGCAATGGATGATGTTGGTTACATCACCAGACTCGTTCTAACTGGAACTGGAAATACGGCTGGTGCTAGTGCTGCAGCAAGTGATCTAGTCACTGGACAAATTAGAAAAATTCTTGTTACAAATGACGGTACTGGATATACACAACCACCAGTAATCACTGTCGCTTCTCCTCCATCTGGAGGTACGGCCGTTGCAGTGGGTATTATCACATATAAGGGTGGAAATTATTCACTTAAGGAAATTCTCCTCAAAAACACTGGTAGTGGATATACATCACCGCCACAAATTACAATCACTGGTGGTGGAACTGGAGCATCTGGAGCAGCTGCTACAGCAGTTCTTACCGATACTGGTATCCAAAACGTAACCATTGGTGTTGGATCCGAAGGAAGTGGATACTATGGCAACGCTCCTCTGGTATCTGTCGGTGGTCCAAACACTGCATATAGTGGATTTACAACTGCTACTCTTGTTGCAATCAAGAATCCTCTCACCTCTGGTATCGGATCTGTCTATATAAGAGATGCAGGTATTGGATACACAGTTGGATCCGCTGCCACTATCACAATTGCTAATCCACCAATTATTACTGGTGTGGGAACTTTCATAACCGACGAAGAAGTTACAGGACAAAGTTCTGGTACAACTGCAAGAGTCAGGTCTTGGGATACGGATACAAACGTATTGCGAATTGTGGTCAACAGTGGATCTTTCTACCCAGGAGAAATCGTTATTGGGGCTGCATCAAGTGCCACTTACGCAGTTGTATCCTATAGCACAGACAATGTTGAGGCTTCTGGAACAGGAGCGGATTACTTCCAAAATGATGAGATCGAAACTGAGGCACTTGGATTTGTAGATTTTACTGAGTCAAACCCATTTGGTGAATACTAATGTTAGGAAAATATTATTACCACGAAGTAATAAGAAAAACTATTATTGCTTTTGGCACAATCTTTAATGATATCCATATCAAACATGATGATGGGTCTGGCGGAACAGAAAGCAATCTGAAAGTAGCGATTGCGTATGGTCCTGTACAAAAGTTTTTGGCTAGAATCGAACAGCAGCCTAAACTGAACAAGACTGTTGCACTAACTTTACCTAGATTATCTTTTGAGATGACTGGGATTAGTTATGATCCTTCCAGAAAACAAACAATAACTCAATCATTTAAGGCAAGTGATGGATCTAATCTTAAAAAGATCTACATGCCAGTTCCATATAACATTGATTTTGAACTGAATGTTTTATGTAAGTTAAATGATGATGCTTTGCAAATTGTAGAGCAAATCTTACCATACTTCCAACCATCGTTCAACATCACTATTGACTTATTGGAATCCATTAATGAAAAGAAGGATGTTCCAATTGTCTTAGAAAGTATTAGTTTCACCGATGATTATGAAGGGAACTTTGAGACTAGAAGAGCATTAATCTACACACTCAGATTTACGGCTAAAACCTATCTGTTTGGTCCTATTTCTGATACAACCGATGGACTTATCCGTAAGGTTCAAGTTGATCAATATGCAGGAACAACTGTTGCTACTGCTAAGAGAGAAATGCGATATACTGTTGAACCAGATCCAATTAGTGCTGGACCAGATGACGACTTTGGATTTAATGAGACAGTAAGTTTCTTCACAGACTCTAGAAAGTATCAACCAGGAACTCAAAATGATGGTTAATCATGAAAGATTTTGACTCTATCGACAAGGCTCTAGATATTGATTCTCAAATTGTAGAGGTTGAACCTGCACCAATTTCAAAAAAAGAAGATACCAAATTTAAGAACGAGATTCAAAAAGACTATGAATATACTCGTGGACATTTGTATTCTTTGATTGAAAAAGGTCAAGAAACCTTGAATGGCATAATGGAACTTGCCGATGAAACTCAGTCTCCTAGAGCTTATGAAGTCGCAGGACAAATAATTAAAAGTGTTGGTGACACAACTGATAAACTAATGCAGTTGCAACAAAAGTTGCGTGACTTGGAAGAAGATCCAAAATCCAAAAACCCAACCACAATTAATAACACAATGTTTGTTGGATCTACGGCAGATCTTGCCAAGTTTTTGAAACAAAGCAAAGAACAATTAAGTGGAGATTAACAATGAAACACCTCAGTCTGATTCTGTCGCTGACAAGTTTAAGCATTAGTGCTGCGATTGGTGTAGGAGCATATGTTACCTATCAAAAAGCACAGAAGATTCTAGATAACCCAGAAGAGTTTGTTGGTGCAGTTGTAGAGAAACAGGTCTCTAAGGCATTTGAAAAACTTCCACTACCAAAACTTAATACTGGAGGTATTAAGTTACCCTTCTGATAGTGGAAGTTCCAGAGATACAAGTTCCGCAAATTGAGGTTCCAGTTGTTCGTCAGTTGGAACCACCTTTTTTTGTATCTCCATCCATTAGAAGTCTACCAAAACCCGTAGTAGAAGTTCCTTCTGCCAACATTCCATATTATGAACCTATTGATGTTCCCACGATGGAACAGTGGAAACAGATAGTAGAAGGACAGAATCAGCAGAAAGAAAAGGAAGAAACTCAAGAAGAGAAGCCTAGGCAACTACCTCCATCTTCTCCTGTTATTCCTCCTGCTGTTCAGGTTCCACAAGAAACCACAGTAGCACCACCACCAACAACAACAAACTTAGGAGTACCGATCATTGAAGTACCCCTGATCGGAGAAGTCCCAATTCCTCCCAAAGAGCAAGTCATGCTTGCTGGCACAACTGCTACTGCTTCTGTTGCTGCGGCTATTGTTGGGAAATCTATGGTGGAATGGATGGTGAAGAAAATGAAACCTATCGTCCAGCAGGTTTACGTTCAGGCAAAGAAACGGCTCCACCGAGACCTGACGCCTTACGAATTACAGGTTGACTTTGCTGCCCAACTGGATTTGAAGAAGAAGGTATTAAAGACGTTCCAGAAGGAACTGAAGTTACAGAAGAAG